AGTCGTCGCCGGCCTGTGCTGGGTTGGCCTCGTCCTGCTGCTGATCCTGTGGGATGGGAAGCCGCGCAAGGAGCCGATCACCCCCACCGTTCCCGAAAGCCTGTCTGCAAGGACGACCGAATGAATCCCATGAACAAGCTCCGCGCTGAACTTGCCGCGGCCCGTGAACGTGTGGCCGGCAAGACCTTTGCCAAGGCCGCGGAGGCGTTCAAGGACGTCGAGGGGCTGAAGGTGCGGATCAGACATTGCCGCGATGCGTATCGAAGCGCGAAGCAAGGCGGCCAGAACATTAGCAACGTCTAAAGTAGACGCCGAGTAGATCGATGGCCGCAGGAAAGAAAACCGGAGGGCGAACCAAGGGAACGCCAAACAAGGCAACCAAGGCCCGGGAGGAGCTGATCACCTCGTCGGGTCTGTCCCCGTTGGAGTACATGCTGACGACCCTGCGTGACGAGTCCCAGCCGGTGAACATCCGCCTGGATGCCGCCAAGGCTGCGGCGCAGTACGTCCATCCCAAGCTGTCGGCGGTGACGCTATCCGGCGACCCGGAGAACCCTGTCGAGCAGCGAGTGACCCACGTCGATGAAAAACAAGTCGGCGCCGCTGTCGAAAAGCTCACCCGCGAGTATTGATCCGGCCGTAGAGCGGGCGGTCGTCAAGGCGCTGTGCGAGCGGGACCACCTGTTCTTCACCCGGTACTTCTTCAAGCACCGGCAGGGCATCCGGTTTCGGGTCAACTGGCACCACCATCTGATCAGCTCCGTAGTGGAGGACGTGATCGCGGGGCGGCGCAAGAACGTGGTCATCAACGTGCCTCCGGGCTCGTCGAAGACCGAGATGGTCGCGGTCAACTTCATCGCCCGCGGGCTGGCGCTGAATCCGAAGGCGCGGTTCCTGCATATCAGCTACTCAGACGACCTGGCCTCGCTCAACTCCGAGACGGCCAAGGAGATTGTTCAGTCGGACGAGTACCAAGCGCTCTGGCCGCTGGCGATCGCCGACGACGCCAAGGCGAAGAAGCGTTGGAACGTCATGCTGGATGGCAAGAAAGCGGGCGGTGTGTATGCCGTCTCGCTTGGCGGTCAGATTACCGGCTTCTGCGCGGGTCACATGGCCGAAGGTTTCCAGGGCGCGATCATCATCGACGATCCGCTGAAGGTCGAGGACGCCTACAGCAAGACCAACCGCGACAAAGCTAACCGCAAGCTGCTGTCCACGGTGAAGAGTCGAAAGGCCAACCCGGACACGCCGATCATCGTGATCATGCAGCGGTTGGCTGAGGAAGACCCTACGGGGTTCATCAAGAACGGGTGCATGCCGGGGGATTGGGAGTTCATCGAGATCCCGGCCCTGATCGACTGGGACTACGTGGATGCGCTTCCCGAGCGACTACGCGGCATGGTCGAGACGGGCGAGCAGGACGAAGACGGCAGGTTCAGCTACTGGCCCTACAAGGAGCCGCTGGGCGACCTGCTGGCGCTGGAAAAGGCCGACCGCTACGTCTTCAGCGGCCAGTACATGCAGCGCCCGAGCCCCTTGGGTGGCGGCATCATCCGCAGCGCAGCCTTTGGGCGCTATGGGGTGCTACCGGAGCTGATCAAGCGCGTCATCTACGTCGATACGGCGCAGAAGACCAAGGAGCGCAACGATTACAGCGTGTTCGAGTGCTGGGGGCTGGGCAAGAACGGCCGCATCTACCTGATCGACCTTCTGCGGGATAAGTGGGAGGCGCCGGCACTCAAGCGCCAGGCCATCGACTTCTGGAACAAGCATCTGGCGTGGGGTGACATGCACTCCTGCGCGCTGGTGAAGATGTACGTGGAAGACAAGGCCAGTGGCACGGGCCTGATCCAGGACATCCGGGCCACCGGTGGCATCCCTATTGAGGGGATCGAGCGGCACATCGACAAGCTGACCCGCGTCATGGACGTGGTGAGCTACATCGACTCGGGCTACGTCTACATCCCCGAGTCGGCCCCGTGGGTTAGTGATTTCACTCGCGAGTGCGACGCCTTCACGGCGGACGACACGCACGCGCATGACGACCAAATCGACCCGATGGTCGATGCGATCAACGACCTACTCGGCAAGGGCCGGGTTCTCAACACCTGGGCGAAGCTGGGCCAATGAGCCGAAAGAACCGATCCAACCGGAGCGCGAGCGCCCCGGCAAAGACGGCTGCGCCCGCTTCCGGCAAGGCGTGGAGCGTCGGAGACAGCTTCGCCAACTTCGAGGCCCGCGTTGGCTTCGGCACGAACAACCAGTCCAGCGCTGCGGGCTACCAGTTCGACTTCATCAGCCGAAACCGTGTTCAGCTGGAGGCGATGTACCGCTCCAGCTGGATTGTCGGCCAGGCCGTGGATGTTGTCGCGGAGGACATGACCCGCGCCGGCATCGACCACGAGGGCGAGATCGACCCGGGCGATACGGCCAGGCTGGACCGCGAGTTCGAGAGGATGGGCCTGTGGGATCGCCTGTGCGACACGGTGAAGTGGTCGCGCCTGTACGGCGGTTCCGTGGCCGTGATGCTGATCGACGGCCAGAAGATGGACACGCCGCTTCGGCCTGAAACGGTCGGGCCGGGGCAGTTCAAGGGGCTGCTGGTACTGGACCGCTGGCTGGTGCAGCCGACGTTGCAGCACCTGGTGCAGGACTTCGGCCCGGACTTCGGCATGCCGGAGTTCTATGACGTGGTCGCCGACTCCATGGCGCTCAAGCGTCAGCGGATTCACCACAGCCGCGTGTTGCGTCTGGATGGCATCGATCTGCCTTACTGGCAGCGCATCAGTGAGAACCTGTGGGGCCAGTCGGTCATCGAGCGCCTGTTCGACCGTCTGATCGCGTTCGACAGCACCACGGCAGGCGCAGCCCAGCTGGTCTACAAGGCACACCTGCGCACGTACAAGGTCGAGGGCCTGCGGGACATCATCGCCACGGGCGGGCCGGCGCTGGAGGGCCTGCTCAAGCAGATCGACATGATCCGCCGCTTCCAGTCCAACGAGGGAATGACCCTCATGGACACCAAGGACGAGTTCGAGGCGCACCAGTACGCCTTCAGCGGTTTGAACGACGTGCTTTTGCAGTTCGGCCAGCAGCTTTCGGGCGCGCTGGGCATCCCGCTGGTCCGCCTGTTCGGGCAGTCGCCATCGGGCATGAACGCCACGGGCGAGTCCGACCTGAAGACTTACTACGACAACATCAAGCAGCAGCAGGAGCGGCGCCTCTCCGGCCCCCTGACGCGCCTGTTGGCGGTCCTGTTCCCGTCCGTGCTCGGCGTGCCGATGCCGGATGACTACAACTTCAGCTTCCGCCACCTGTTACAGCTGTCGGAGGTCGAGCGCTCGAACGTGGCGAAGACGACCACCGATACGGTCTTGTCGGTCTATGACGCCGGCCTGATATCGCAGCAGACCGCCCTCCAGGAGCTGCGCCAGTCATCCGAAGTGACGGGCATATGGTCGAACATCACCGACGAGCTGATCAACGCCGCGGAAGACGAAGTGCCGGAGATCGGCGAGGTTGACCCCAATGCGCAAGGCACCGACCCGGGACAAACGGAAGATCCGCAGTCCGGTCCGGGCGCGGAGGGCTGAAACACAGTTCGCCACCAAGCTGCGCAAGGTCGCGCGGCAGGTGGGCGACCTGATCAACAGCTTCGACGTGATCACGAACCCGGACACGGTCCCGACGATCCGCACGATGCTGGGGAAGTATGCCGAGGCGCTGGAGCCTTGGGCGCGGGCCACCGTGACCAGGATGCTGGCTGATGTGAACAATCGCGACGCCCGCATGTGGGCCGAGCAGGCGAAGGCCATGGGTATCGCGCTGCGCAAGGAGCTGCACGGTGCGCCCACAGGGGCAGCCATGCGTCAGCTCATGGAGGAGCAAGTCACGCTGATCAAGTCCCTGCCGATCGAAGCGGGACAGAGGGTGCACGAGCTGGTCATCAAGGGGCTGGAGGACAGCACCCGGGCTGACGAGATCGCGCGCGAGATTCGCCGCACCAGTGAGGTCACGGAAAGCCGGGCCAACCTGATCGCAAGGACGGAGGTAGCTCGATCCGCGTCCACGCTGACGCAGGCACGGGCGCAGCACATCGGCAGCACGCAATACATCTGGCGCACGTCCGGGGATTCCGACGTTCGCCCCGGCCACAAGGCCATGAACGGCAAGGTCTGCGAGTGGGCGAATCCGCCTGCTGTGGACGAGAACGGACGTGTGATGCACCACCACGCAGGGGCCATCTGGAACTGCCGGTGTTACCCCGAACCGATCATCCCGGACTGACGATGACCAAGCCACGAATCCAGTTGGCATACCACAGCGTATTTGGCGCGTCGTGGGAGTGCCGCGGCCTAACTGATCCGTCTGAGCGGCTTAGTAAGTGCGTCGCTTACGGCCGTGACCCGGCCAAAGCGTTTAGCGAATGGCTTCGCTGGCGCGATCACTACAGCTCGATGAACCGGGTATTTGCATGAGCCACTTCACCTGCGACTTCCAAGGCGTCTACACCACAGCCCGGATCAGCGCCAAGCAAAGCCTCACGCCCGAGGGATTCCTGCTGTGCAGGGATGTGCCAATCGCGCGCACGGGCGACATGGTGTACGGCGCCGGGGAAGTGCCCGTCGAGCCCCGACCGGATGCGCTGATCGTCATCAGCCGCACGCCGGAAGAAGTGTTCCGCCCCGAGACCATGGCGAGCTTTGAGGGCAAGCCGGTCACGCTGGGTCACCCGGACGATTTCGTTGGCCCCGAGTCGTGGAACAGCCTTTCGGTTGGCACCGTGACCAACGTGCGCCGGGGCGAAGGCATCGAGAGCGACTATCTGTTCGCTGACCTGCTGATCACCAGCAAGTCGGCTATCGACGAGGTCCAGAGCGGGCTTCGGGAGGTCTCGTGCGGCTACGAAGCCGATTACGAGCAGTTGGAGCCCGGCCGCGGGGTGCAGCGGAACATCGTGGGAAACCATGTGGCGCTTGTCGAGCGTGGCCGATGCGGCCCGCGTTGCGCAATCGGAGACGAGGACATGACCATCAAGCAGAATCGCAGCAAGTTCGGCGACTTCCTGCGCCGCGCCTTCAAGGCGAAAGACGCGGCCGAGCTGGAAGAGATCGAAAAGGAAGCCATGGATGAGGCGTCCGAAGAGGACAAGGACGACAAGGAAAAGGACAAGGGCAAGACGGGAGACGCGGCCACCGCCAAGGCGCTCGATACCCTGACCAAGACCATCCAGTCGTTCGACGCCCGCCTGAAGAGCTTGGAGACCAAGGACGCCAAGTCCAAGGATGACAAGGCCGATGGCGATGAGGACGAGGACGACAAGAAGAAGACAGACGACGACGGCGACCTGACCGAAGCCGAAGAGGCCGAGAAGCTGGATCAGGCTGGCGTTGATCTCTACACGGGCGACGCTGCCGCCACCATCCCGGCCCGCGCCGAGATCCTCGCCCCCGGCATCAAGCTGCCGACCATGGACAGCAAGGCCAGCACCAAGGACCGCGCCCTTGCCCTGTGCAAGTGCCAGCGCAAGGCCCTGGACGTGGCCTACAAGACCGATGCCGGCAAGAAGGCCATCAGCATGTTCCTGGGCGGGCAGACGGCGGACTTCGCCAAGCTGCCGGCCGCGATGGTGCATGCCGCCTTCATGGGCGCCTCGGAGCTGATGAAGCAAACCAACAACGCCGCCGCCCGCGCGTCGGTGTCCACCCGCGACTTCGGGCGCCCGGCTCCCTCGCCGGCTGATCTGAACGTGCGCAACCGTGAGTTCTGGACCGCCCGGTCCGGCAAATAAGGAGGACATCATGTCCAACGCTTACCTGTATCGCATGCCGGGCGGTATCCCCGGTGACATCAGCCGTCAGTCGCAGGCCACCGTCGAGTCGGTGATTCTGGACTCGGCCAACCCGTTCAGCGCCTACGGCCTGGTGGGAAAGATTTCCAGCGGCAAGTTCGTCCCGTTCGCGGGCGGCGAAGTTGATGGCGCCGACTACGGCATCCTGGTCCGCCCGTACCCGACCGCCAGCTCGCAGGACGGTCTCGGCACCGCGACCCCGGCTACCTCGGGCGTGGGCAATGCCCTGCGCCGCGGCTACATCACCGTCAAGCTCAACGCC